GTATGAAACCTTGATTGAGACCATTAATGATGTCTCGGCCCAAATTCACCGCAAGACCCTTCGAGGTGGTGCTAACTTCATCGTGTGTTCACCTGAAGTTGCTAACCTCCTTGAGTTTACCGCTGGATTCCGTGGTGCCGTGACTCACGATGATGATCGTGGTCAGGTTGGTGCTGTTAAAGTCGGCTCTTTGAGCAAGAAGTTTGACGTTTACGTCGATCCTTACTTCCCACGGAACGTTGTTCTCGCAGGACGTAAAGGTTCTTCTTTCCTTGAAAGCGGATATGTGTACGCACCGTATGTACCTCTCCAGATGACTCCAACAATCTTCGGTACCGAGGACTTCGTGCCGCGCAAAGGCGTCATGACTCGATATGCCAAGAAGATGGTCCGCCCGGATATGTACGGCTTGGTCGTCGTTCAAGATTTGTCATAGTATAATCTAGGACACATTAACACAAAAAATGCCCCCCCTCCGTTTTCGGAGGGGGGTTTGTTTATTTGGAAACTAATTAATGCGGAGGGATCATAAATGGCATTGCCAACACTAACACCAGCCAGCCAAATGAGCAAGGCGATATTGCCCATAACCGGTGCGGCCGCCGATGTCGCTGCAACACTTCCGCTTGGTATATATACATCTAATGCTTTTCTTTCTGGTGCCGCTGATCAAGTTGCTTATACATATAAGAAATTGGGTGGAGATGTCTTAGACATTGAAATGCTGGCCGGAAATGTTTATGCAAACTATGAAGAAGCTGTTTTAGAATATAGTTATTTGGTCAATTTGCATCAATCAAAAAATATTCTCTCCAACGTTCTTGGACAAACAACGGGAACATTTGATCAGGATGGAAATGTTGTAACTGGGCCGACTAATGTTAATTTAAAATTCCCCCGTGTTACTTTCGAATATGAAAGAAGGGTGGCTGATAATTTTTCTTTCAATGCTGATGTCGGAGGAACAATTCCAATTTATTCGGCATCTTTCGAGATTACAGAGCAAGAGCAAGATTATGATTTACAAGCAATTATATCAGGATCGTCCGCTAGCGGCTTGCAGCCCAACGGCGACCCTGCCCCATTCGCAGGTATTGTTGGAAATAAGAGGGTTATAATCAAAAAAGTCTTCTTTAAGACACCTGCTGCAATGTGGAGGTTCTTCGGATATTACGGAGGATTGAATGTTGTCGGAAACCTTTTGTATTATGGACAATATACTGATGATTCCTCTTTCGAGGTAATCCCTGTATGGCAGAATAAGTTACAGGCGAAGGCCTACGAAGACCACTTGTTCACACGCCTATCTCACTATTCATATGAATTAAAGGACAATAAATTAAGAATATTTCCTCAGCCACAACTGGTAGGCATATATAGGTTTATGTGGGTTGAATTTTCAGTTATACCTGATAGCTGGGATGAGGCTTCCGATGTGGATACTGGAATAGGTGGGGTTAATAATATTAATACTATTCCTTTCGATAATCTTCCCTATGAAAATATTAATGCGATAGGAAAACAATGGATCCGAAGATTTGCTTTGGCCCTATCGAAAGAGACTCTTGGTCAAATTCGAGGAAAATTCAATCCCATTCCAATTCCAGGATCGGATATTACCTTAAATGCATCCGATCTCTTAAGTCAAGCCCAGAATGAACAAGAAAAATTACGAGAAGAATTAAAGACAATTTTGGATGAGTTAACCTATGCAGAATTGGCCAAGAGAGATGCAGAAACAACGGAGGCGGTCAATACGATACAAACAAAAGTGCCAATGTTGATTTTCCAAGGATAAATATATAAGTGAGCAGCAAAAAAGACCAATTTGATGATGGTTTCAGACCTTATTTTCCCGAGGAAAAAAAGGCCACTGTCCCTGCACTGAAAGAAATTACCTTCATGCCCTCTACCATCGAGACAATCGATTACGCCCTGCACAATTGGATAAACGAAGAATTGGATATTTTTTGTTCGACCAACCAAGGGTGGAAGAAGGTGCCAATTATTTGGGTGTTGCCGGAAAGGGCATACCAGATAAAAGACAATAAGGATTTAAGAAATAAAGATAATATTTTTACCCTTCCCGTCCTAACAATAGAGAGAGATTCAGTAATAAAAGACCCGAATATGAAAGGGGTCGTGCAAGCCCACATTCCCAGCATAAATGATGCAAAGGGCGGAGCGATTACGGTTGCCAGAAGGATTCAACAAGAGAAAAGTGCAAATTTCGCCAATGCAGACGCATATCGTCTTTACGGCCAAAATACTTATCGTAGAAAAAATAAAAAGGTTGTTTACGAAACAATGACAATGCCAATTCCAGTTTATGTCGTGGCAAATTATAAAATAACGATTAAAACAGAATACCAACAACAAATGAATGAAATTTTCACTCCGTTTATTGTAAAGACTGGTCAAATTAATGATTTTTTTATTAAGAAAGACGGCCATAAATTTGAAGGCTTCATTCAGGGAGATTTTGGCTTAGCGAACAATGTTTCTAATTTAGGAGAAGAGGAAAGAAAATTTGAAACTACCATTAATTTAAAAATATTGGGTCATTTAATCGGATCAGATAAAAATGATGAACAACCAAAAATTACCATTCGTGAATCAGCGGCCGAAATTAGAATTACACGAGAAAGGGTGATGCTTGGCGACAAAAAGGAATATTAATAATCATGGCTGATAATGAGTGGAAAAAGCCTTCAAATCCGCCACCTCCGCTTTTTTTAGGAGAAAAAGAAAGAGACCTAGTAAAACAGGTTAATGATGAGCTTATGGAGCGCGTCATCGGACAGGCCATAACATATTTCCCACTTTCCATGGAGAGAACTAATTTTCATCCACTTTACGGAGAGGCAATAGAAAAGTGTTTTCTTCCCCCCGTTAGGGTATATGTTCTTGTAGAATTTGACGGCATAGGGACAATCACAGAAAATTATGGGTTAGATAAGACTTATTCTTTGACGGTCAGGTTCCATGAAAGAAGATTATATGAAGATCAAGACCTTTATGTGAGAGAAGGAGACTATATACAGTATGGGTCTTCATTCTTTGAGATTGTAACACTCACAGAAGAGAGAGAAATATTTGGTCAAGTTGAGGCAAGATTTCAGTTATCGGCCAAGTGTATTAAATCGAGAAAGGGGTTGATGGAATTCAAGGTTGTTTCTTAAATTTAAAGAAAGCTGGGATGATTGTAGAGAGCCTATAATTATTGTAGACTTTGAAATTTGTAGAGACTATTTATTAAAGAAAGAGCAATCTAATTTTAATTAAAATTTAGGAGAAGCATTAGATGTCAGTAAGAAAATTTAAGTTTGTTTCGCCGGGAGTTTTTGTCAAAGAAATTGACAATTCCCAACTTCCAGCCGTAGACACACCAGCCGGTCCTATAATTTTCGGGCGGCTCCCGCAAGGTCCGGGAATGCGACCTGTTAAGATCGACTCGTTTTCGGATTTTGTCCAGACATTCGGAAATCCTATTCCTGGGAAGGCCACTGGAGATGTCTGGAGAGATGGAAACCACCAGGGGACCACTTATGCTTCATATGCTGCTCAGGCTTACCTAAGAGCGGATGTTGGATCTATTACGGTTATGAGGCTTCTTGGTGAAGCAAACGCCGATGCTGTGAATCCAGATGGGTATGCTGGGTGGCAAACAGTCCAGTCGCCCGCAACAGCGGTTTCAGATAACGGAGGGGCATATGGGATCTTTATATGTCAATCTGGCTCTGGAGCTACCAAATCAGGTCATTTGGGTGCAATTTTTTATATGGATTCTGGCTCTGCCCTTATTCTTACCGGAACCGTGGCCCATACGGGAACCGCAATTGTCTCTGGTGGCGCCGCAGGACTATTCGAGGCCGCATCTGATACCCCCGAATGGACAGCCGCAATTTCTAATAGCACTGGGGAAATTTATAAAAGTTCCTTCAATTTTGACAGAAATAGTTCAAGATTTATTAGAAATGTTTTTAATACTAATCCACAAACAGTTAATTCTGCTGTCGTTCCCTCTGGCGGCTTCTCTAACGGTGAAACTGAATATTGGCTTGGTGAAAGTTTCGAATCTTATATCGCAGAAAAGATGGGCGATGGTACTTTGGGCACCTCCTCTTATGCAGTAGTTTTGGCTGTAAAAGAGAAAGATGATCAACGCCAGGATTCCCAACTAGCTCATACTGGATGGTTTTTCTCACAAGATTTGTCAAGTAATACTGGCTCTTATGAGGCCAGCAAGATGAAAGATTTATTCCGGTTGCATGCGAGAGATGCAGGTTCGTGGCTACAAAATAATTTAAAAGTATCAATTCAAGATTTAAAATATTCAAGAAATGCAGCAGGAATCAATCCTTTTGGAAGCTTCACGGTTCTCTTAAGGAAGGCAGATGATACAGATAACGTTGTAGAGGTTATCGAAAGATATTCCAATTGTAACCTAAACCCCAATTCAGATAATTATATCGCGCGCAAGATCGGCGACAGAGTTGTGAATTGGAATACAACAACAAAGGTTCTTCAAGAGCTGGGGACATATGCCAACATTTCTAAATATATCAGAGTGGAAGTACATCCCGATGTAGAAAATGGCCAAATCGATCCACGATTGTTGCCATTTGGAGTTTATGGGCCCGAAAAGCTCATTGATATAGCTGCGCAGCCCACAGCGATGAGCCCTACAAGTGTTTTATATAACGGTGACGACATCGCGTTGAGCATGTGCACCAGTCCAGCTCCAAATTTATTCAGCGGCACACTCCCGACCTATGGCTTAACTTGTTCTTTCCCTGATACACAAGTTCGTATCTCTGCGTCGGCCGGCGCCCTCACAAATCCCCAAGATGCTTATTTTGGTCTAAATGTTTCTTCTTATCTCGAAATTACGGGTGAAGGAAGCAACAGGCCAGATGAAGGATATGGTGATTATCTTTATTCCATTCCGCCAAATTTCCGGGATTCCACTAACTTGACTTATCAGTGGATTGTAAGCCTCGATGATTTGATTTTAACCGGCTCGAATGTTGTTTACTGGCAATCGGGATCGAGATCTGACGGAGACTCAATCACAGCGGGCGGAACTTATCAAACTCTGGTTGATACAGGATACACGAGATTCACATCTCCATTTTATGATGGTTTCGACGGCCTGGATATTATAGAAATTGAGCCATTTAGGAACACCCTTTTAAGTGAGGGGAGTACCTTAACTAACTATGCTCAAAATACTATCCGACGAGCAATTGACACGGTTGCCGATTCTGAGTTTATAGAGTGTAATATGATGAGCATGCCGGGATTGACAGATGCAACACTTACCGAACATATGATTCAGGTTTGTGAAGACCGGGGAGATGCCCTGGCTATTATCGACATCCCAGGCGCCTATACCCCGTTTTCGGAGGGAACTGCATATTATAGCAATGCTGCCAATAGAGTTGGAACTGTTTCGAGCACGGTCTCAACCTTGGAATCGAGACAAATTAATAGCTCCTATGGTTGCACCTATTACCCATGGGTTCAGATTAAAGATACCATTAACGGGAATCTTGTATGGGTACCCCCAAGTATTATAGCATTGGGTACATTTGCAAGCTCTGAGGCTGTATCGGAACTGTGGTTTGCTCCCGCAGGATTTAATCGCGGTGGACTTACCGAAGGCTCAGCCGGGATTCCGGTCTTGAATGTGACCTACAGATTGACCTCTAAAGACAGAGATGATTTGTACGAAGCAAGTATTAATCCTATAGCCTCTTTCCCGAATGAGGGATTGGTAATCTTTGGTCAGAAAACGCTACAATCGGTACCCTCTGCACTTGATAGAATCAATGTTCGAAGAATGTTGATTTATGTTAAAAAACAAATTTCACTGATGGCGTCTAGCATTCTTTTCGACCCCAATGTACAAGTTACTTGGAATAGATTCAAATCGCAAGCAGAGCCATTCCTTTCAAGTGTCCAGACAAGACTGGGAATAAGCGAATACAAATTAGTTCTAGATAAGAGTACAACTACTCCAGATTTAGTTGACCAGAATATTGTATATGCTAAAATCTTCTTGAAACCCACTAGAGCAATTGAATTCATCGCAATTGATTTCATAATTACGAACACTGGAGCGGGTTTTGAAGATTAAAAATAAATTTATCAACTATTTAAAGATACAGGAGAAACAATATTATGGCTGGTAGTGATTTTTGGACGAGTGCCAATGTAGAACCAAAAAGAAAATATAGATTTTTAGTGCAATTCGCTGGGGGCGGATCTGATATTGGACAGATGTGGTTTGCAAAAACTGTTAAAAAGCCAGAAATTTCAGTAAACGCCCAAGAACATGCTTATCTTAACCACAAATTTTATTTTCCCGGCACGGTAGAATGGGCCTTAGTCACAATGACCTTAGTGGACCCAGTTTCCCCCGATGCCGCCCAACAGATGGCGCAGATTTTAGACAGGTCTGGATATCCAGGCCCTAAAGAGTTGAATGATCCCAACCCGGAAACCATATCAAAGTTTAAATCTGTAGCTTCCTTGGGACAAGTTAAAATAACACAAATCGATTCAGAGGGAAATTCCATTGAGGAATGGACACTGAACAACGCTTTTATTACAAAGGTCGCTTATGGTGAGTTATCTTACGGTGATGACGCTCTAACGGAGATCTCTTTAGATATCCGATACGATTGGGCCACACTGAATACTTCCACAGGCGCCCAATTCTGGCAGACATAATTTATACAATTGAGGTGATATTTGTCTAGAAATAGCAAGAGAACGAATGCTGGGCTTGAGCCCACGCGCCCTGATGTGGCCGATCCAGCAATACAAAACGCAAGTCATAATTTAACCTTTTCAGCCCCAACAGAACATGTAGACCTTCCCTCCAGGGGGAGATACTATTCCGAGGGTCATCCTTTGCACAATAAGGATACTATTGAAATCAAATATATGACAGCAAAAGAGGAAGACATTTTGACTTCCAGAAATCTTTTGAAAAAGGGCCTAGCAATTGAGAGGCTATTATCAAGCATTATTATTGATAAAACAATTGATCCGGGCTCTCTCCTTATTGGAGATAGGAACGCCCTTATCGTTGCCGCAAGAATTACAGGATTTGGCGAGGAGTATGAAACAAAAGTACAATGCCCCGCTTGTGCGGCAAATGTTGATCATACCTTTGATTTAACAAATGTATCTGTAAATTATGCGGAAGAGGTTCCCGAGGAAGTTCAGGCGACGGATGGGAATACTTTTATTGTTTCTCTTCCAATAATGAAAATTGATATTGAACTTAAATTATTGGAAGGTCACGATGAAAGGCGTATTATACAGCTACAAGAAAACAAAAGAAAGAAGAAGTTGCCGGAAACTCCTCTCACCGACCAGCTAAGTGCCATTATCCAGTCCGTAAACGGAAGTGGAGACAGAAGCTCTATTAATTCTCTGGTTAATATGATGCCAGCTAAAGACACAAGATATCTTCGACGCCTTTATGATCGAGTTATCCCTAATGTCGATATGTCGCACAATTTTGAATGCACCGAATGTGGGTATTTGACAGATTTGGAGGTTCCGTTTACGACGGACTTTTTTTGGCCTAAGCGATGAATATATAAAGAACGTTTATGAAGAGTTCTTTTTGATGAAATACCATGGCGGCTGGAGCTTCATTGAAGCATATAACCTGCCCATTCGCATTAGGCGGTGGTTTCTTGAGAGAATGGTTCAGCAAATAGAGAAAGAAGCTGAGCAAATGAATAAGTCCAACAAATCAATGTGATAATTAATTCTTCAATAACTATTTATAAAAGAAGGGAGATATCTTATCATGCCAAATGGTTTTTGGACAGACGCTGAGTGGTCACCGAGATCAAAAAATAGATTTATTGTTGAACTGTATGCACCATATGCCGCCAATATCAATGGGTTGCATTGGTATGCAAAATCTGTAACTCTTCCATCTTTCGAAATTGGGAAGGAAGAAATTAAAAATAACATCGGCGCCGCACAACGTCATGTCTTCGCTCGCAAAATGTCCTGGAAGCCAGTAACTCTGGTATTGGTAGATCCGATAGATCTCAAAACCCCCAACGATGCGAAGCGCAGCGATATCGGCCGCCCCGGCGTTGGATCGCTTGACCACGCCGCCGCCGGAATCACCGCCGCTTCGGCCGCCGCCGCCGCTGTAGCCACCGCCACCGCCACCACTAAAAAAAATATAGTTAATTCATTTATCTCTGCACTTAATCAGATCTTTAGAGGTGACAGCCGCATATATAAAGGCGCCACAAATGTAAGCAAGGAAAAGATGAACGCGGGGTTCAGATCTGTTATAATAAAATCTTTAAATAATTATGGACAAATAATTGATCAGTGGAAATTAAATAATATAATATTAACCGGAATGGATATGGGCACTCTTTCATATACAGACGACGCACCCTTTGAGTTAACTCTAACATTTGAATATGAGTGGGCTGACTATGAGCTAGATCCGGAAAATGAGTCGAATGAAAATAAAAAAGTTTTTACGGGAGAAAATAATCCATGCGGATAATAGTAGGAGAAAACAGATGCCAGCAGATGATTTAGTAAAAATAGAAATTGATTTAGAAGAACTTAAAAAGAATGAGCTAAACGAAAGTTTCCTCATGATGTTCGGAACAATCTTAAAGGGCGTCGTTAAAAGAATGTTTGACCTTCCAGCCATCGATGGATATATCAAGGGAAAACCAGAAGATGTTAAAGCATTCGCCAAGGCAATTGGCAATGAAAAGAAATATATTGAAGTTGCAAAGAAGCACGGGTTAAATGATCCTAAAACTTACAGACAAAAATCAGTACTTCAAAAAGCGACAAAAGCGTTTGAAAAAGCAACAGGCATCAAGTGGCCGTTTAAGTAAAAGAGGAGTGATTTAAGAAATGGCAGATCCCAGAAAACCAACCTTAGCCCCCGGAACTCCCGATTCAGACGAGCTAAGGGAGTATACTGAACAATACAAGAAGTGGGCCGAGAGTGTCGAGGCCACGAAAGATGGTATTGAGGATTTGGGTGACGCCCAAGAAGAATTAGCCGCCAAAATAAAATATTTTAGGGAAATGCAGGCCGCCGGAAAACCCCTCAAGGACGCAGAACTGGACCAGCTAAAGGCGTACAGGAGAAGCCTCAGAGAAGTAAAAGATGCCCTAGATGAGTTAAACGAATCATATACAAGCGCTGGGTCACACGCGAAGGGTCTCGCTGGACAATTTAAAAATCTTCTTGGAATAACATCTGATTATAATAAGACGCTCTCTTCTCAAATATCAACGGTTATGAGTAGCAAAAAGGGCATGAAGAAGTTCTTCGAAGAAATGAAAAAGGGACAACCTGTCGCCAGTGCGATTCATAGTCTTTATGCCAAAGTCCAGGAATCAACCTTGCAGTTAATTGTAGCCCAGGACTCCGCCCTCGTATCTTTTAATAGGGCGACTGGCGCTGGAAGAAAATACAGCGACGAAATAGTTCAGTTGGAGCAAAGTATGTATCACGCGGGGATTACTATAGAAGATTCCGCTGCGTCTTTTCAAGCGCTTCAACAAAATTTTTATGGCCTTAGAAATACATCGGAATCAACAAGAGGAGACATGACAAAAACAGTTGCAATCTTGGGCGAGATGGGTGTCAACATGGAGACATCAGCCAAGAATATACAAATTATGACAGCAGCTTTGGGATTCAGCAGAAAAGAAGCCGCCGCAACCCAAAGAGAGCTATTTGCTTTAGCACAAACCATAGATATGCCTCCCGATCAAATGGCCCAAGCGTTTGGCGAAGCGATGCCCAAACTGGCAGCGTTTGGAAGGGAAAGCACGGAGGTTTTCAAAAAGCTCCAAGTCAATGCTCGTGCAGCAGGAATGGAAGTTTCACAAATATTGAGTGTCGTCGAACAATTTGATAAATTTGACACAGCAGCAGCAGCCGTGGGAAGACTAAACGCTCTTCTTGGTGGCCCATTTTTAAATTCTCTTGAAATGGTTACGGTGACAGACCCAACCGAAAGAATGAGAATGCTTTCTGAGGCCGTTGCCAATGCCGGCCAGTCTTTTGACACGATGACCCATTATCAACGAAAGGCCATCGCGAGTGCAATGGGACTTCAAGATGTAAATCAACTGGCGCTTGTCATGAAGGGGCGATTTAAATTAGCTGGTGTAGGCGTTCAAAAATCGGCAGCAGAGATTGAAAAGCTGGCCGAACAAACTCAAGAGTTTAATACAATAGCAGAAGAGTTTACCGAAGTAATTCGCATGTTTGCAGTACAGATGGCTCCATTGATTGATATTTTGAAAGATTTCATCAACGGCATCACTTGGCTAAACAAAACTGCTCCGGGTTTGATTAAGCATTTTCCCTTTCTTATACTGGGCCTTAAGGGAGTATCAATGGCGATGAAGATGGTCAATCTTGAAACGAAGAAAATGGGCGGCTTCGGCGGCTTTGTGGGCCTCGCCCTTTTATTGTGGTATATTATTGCAATCACCGACTGGAGCCCTGGACTGAAAGCGGTTCTCATCTCGGTCGCCACCGCGTTAACGCTTGTCTCCGTTGCTATATGGCTGGTAAATAGTAGTCTCGTGGCCTTTAATGTATTGACAGGAGGAATAGTACCACTCTTAGGTTTACTATTTTCCGCCCTCGCCGGCGTGGCATATTTCATCTATCACAGTGCCGGTTCCCCTTCTTTTATCGCCATGATAGGGTTACTTGGTATGGCATTGGTCGCACTGGTTCCGGCATTAATTCCAGTAGCCATCGCTATCGCTGGTATTGCAGGATCTATTTGGCTATTGTCGCAAGCATGGCACGCGTTCATGGATGACGGTGATAAGTCTGTCGGTGTGGATGCAAAGATTAATAGAACTGAGACGACCACATCTAAGAAGATTGAAGCGAAATCAAAATCTCAAAAATCAGGCGCGATGACAGAAGAAAGGATAGACAAGGCCAATGAGAGTTCTATTGCGGCTCAGAAAAACGCAGCGGCAATGAAGAAAGAAACACTGGATGTTAATTTGAAACTAGAATTGGATAATACCGAGAACGTTAAGATGGCTATCAAGGCCGCACAAGCTGTAGTTGCCCGAGATGGTGAATTAAAGAAAATAAATGTAAATGTTATTGCAAACAATGTAAGGGCTGGAGTCGTCTAATGAGGAGAAATAAATAAATGGCATGTTCATCAAACTTAATTTTTTATCGAGTCGCAGGAGCCAACAAGGCTACCAGTGATGGACATGCCGGCACCTTTAATGAGAGGGTCGTATTTGATCAAGGCATCTTAAACCTCAATGAGAGCTTTACTTCCAATTGGACATCTGAGTCTGTTTATGGAAGAGCAGATCCAATAATGACTTTTCAAAATACACAAAGAGAGATGTCATTTACTTTTACAATTATCAATAGTTCCGACTCAAAAGCGGCTCAAAATATTGCAAACTTAAATAAGCTCGTAAGAATGCTGTATCCGACTTATGAAAAGCCTTATAGCGCCAGTACAATAAAAGAGGCGCCCTTGTTTAGAATCAAATTTTCAAACTTTATTTTGCGTGGATTTGGTGACGAAGTTAAAGAAAGCGGTCTTTTGTGTGCAATTACAAATTTGGGGATTGATATAGGAGAACAGGTTTATTCCCCATCCACTTCCGTATATGGATCCGGTGAGCCAATCACAGAATTGGTACCAGAACAAATCAAAATTAGCGTCTCCTTGACTCCTCTCCATGAGATTCCCCTTGGCTGGAACAAGTCCGGAGTATTCGGTGCCGGCTCTCCAAAGCATAAATTTATCGCCACCGACGCAGCAGCAGGGTTTTTCGACGTTGTGCCTGGACAAGAATTAAATAGCCAACAAAGGGCCCTGTTCGAGAAGAAGGAGAAGGAGTTGTTGACCGATGGCAACGAAACAAAGCTAGTTCAAAAAATTAATTATGTTTTCCCATCTGTAACAGAAGAGTGGATCCAGGAGCGGGCCTCTCAATCTTTGCTGACAAATAAATCGAAAATTACGGAATAATAATCCGAAGGATAATAATAAAAAAATGGCAACAAATAGATACGATAGCACAAGAATCTTTTTTAATAATGAAAATTTATATGATGAAATCTTTGACAAGAAGGGCGTCATAGGAATCAACCAATACGTTACTCCTCGAATACGGGATATAAACTTAAATGATCGTTTGAATATAGATGAAACTTATCACACATGGAAAGTGGGAGATCGTTTTTATAAATTAGCATACGAGCATTATGGGGATTCGAGGTACTGGTGGGTCATCGCCTATTATAACAAAAAACCAACAGAAGCCAGTGTTTCCTTGGGAGATGTCATTATAGTCCCATTTCCAATTGAAGATATGCTTAATTTGTATGGAGTATAATAAATGAGTGAAAAAGTAGCCATTGAGGTCCTGTCCGAAAAGCCCTATGCAACGCCCACCTCAGAAAGATTATTGAAAATGGTTAAAGAGACCCCTCAGCCTGAGAATAATATATATTTTAGAAATGTGGGAAAGCGGGGCCCCCGCCCACCCGACCTTGAAAATAGTAAAGTTCGAAAAGCGTGGGAGGAAAATTCTTCTGTCACCTGGACAATGTGGTTTGGCATCACGGGGTGGTGGGGCGACTTGAGAAAAACCGGCACCTATAGTAGTGAGGGGGGCGGTGAGGCGGCCTGGAAAGAGGGCGACAGTTTTTTCTTTGATTCATATAAATATATTTCTGATTTACAATCCCGCGTAGAAAGTACACAAGCGGACTTATTAAAAATATTAACAGAGTCTATCGAAGATTGGGGCCTCAAACTAAAAAAACACATAATAGCTTACAATGTAAACCTCATTAAAAACTCGCCTGTCACGGATGATGAACTATTACAACTTCATGAGGATTTTTCTGCTTCAGACCTCGATTTAAGGGGGATTTTAAACGACGACGACGAGTATACAGCTTATCTTCAAAAACGATTTGAAAGACCGTTTGTAAGAGAAGTAAGTGAACAAATTACTAAGACATTCGGCCAGTCAAACCCGCCCAAACACCCGCGATCGATCAATAGTGCCATAGATGGGATCTGGCAAGATAAATATCTTAGAATGACCGAAAGGGAAAAGGCACTTGTTATTCTCATCAGAAGAGAAATAAAGATCGCAGAACTAGCCGAGGCCGTCGCGCAGGATAAAGAATTGAAAGAACTCGCAAAAGAAGATCCCTTTTTTAACAGTAACAGAGAAGCATTTCTTCGAGACCATATAAGATCTGCAATAGAACTTGATCCTGATGTTTTGGATGAGGATCTTCGTAAAATTGCAGCCGATGAGGCTAAAAAAGAATTAAAATTTACTCCTCAATGTTTTCTGCTTTATCACATGAAAGTGCTTCGAAAATTAAATAGGTTGCGCACGAAGGGCCTGGGAGTCCCATATGAGAAAACATTTATTCTCGATACGGAGGAAGGTCATAGCATTATGAATCGTCTTACAAAAATGTCGGATCCTTCTGAGATGTTAGATTTACCAACGTGGGAAATGGCGAAGCTTGTACCAAATTTGCGTCTTTATAAAATATTATATGAAAAAGACTCTCAGCAAATAGTGGATGAAGTTGAATTTAAGTTTCCAAATTTTACTTATGTTAAAAATAATCCAAATAAATTATTGGAAGCAACTGAAAGTTCCTTAGTTAAAACCAAACAAGAATATGGAATAAAATCTTTTGATTGGAAATATATTGGCACTGATCCTTTCACTTACAAAAATGATGTGGAGGCAACATTGGTGTTGTATCTTCAAGATTTTGAACAATTAAAAATAAAACGAACTTCCAAGGGTCACGAATATCGTCTTTTAGACCTTCTTGTGCCATCAGGCCCCCCTACTGCGAAAATGACAACTCCAGGCACAACAACTGCCATCGCTCGACCCAGCCATCAGGGGGGATCCGGAAAGTCAGCATCGGCGCACAAACGATTACAAGCAACGAAAAATAAAGTAGAGTTAGCTAAAACGTTTACTATAAAAGATAAATATTATTATGATATTAAGGCCCAAGTAGGGTGGGCCAACAAAGAAGATACCAAGAAAAATCTTTTTTTAACAATGGTCGACTATGATATTCAGTTTAGCCAAGAAGGGGTTTTCGAACTTACTATTAATTACCGTGCAAGACTTGAAGGAACCCTTTACGATAAAAGAGCAAATGTTCTACGGGGATCCCCGTCTTTTGAAAAAGGTATGATCAGTCGCAGTAATCAGATTAAGCGTATGAGAGAACAGGGCGCCGATAATAAAAGAATTGCAAAGCTAACAGATGAGATGAGTGAACTAAGGAGGGCGAACAAAGAAAAGGTTTTTAGTGAATTTATGTTAAAATTAAAACGTCATAATTCTATTTATTTTGAGGATTTTACGACGGCTGAAATTTTATCATTTCAGTCCGGAGGGAGATCATCCATCGTACAAGGCGGCCGCGTCGGGAGACAATATAAACCAGGAGGCCCAAAATCTGCCGACTTTGACATTTTCATGGATGCGATAAAACCCTATAAGAAACCACCGGACCCCGAGGATGGAACGGAAGCGGAGGAAAAGTGGAGGCCATTTTTAAAAAAAATCAACCAAACCGCCGGGAAGCCTGATGAATATCGGATTCATTATTTTTTCTTGGGAGATCTTATAGAGTTAATGGCCCAAAATGCAATCAGAAAAGACAATTTTGACAATTCTACTTTTGTTGATCAGACAAGCTTACTATTATCTGGTTTTGAGCTTTTAAACCCTCAAAAATTAGGAGAACGGTTAAATCCAAGACTTACTGCTGCCGATATTCCAATTAGTGTTGAAACATTTAATAGATTCTTTTTTGAAAAAGTTATCTCATATGACGTTACCGTGTATCCTCTTATGAAAATGATAAGGGATATCATGTCTCATTTGGTTATAAATATATTTGACGATTGTTTTGGGAAAATAAATATACGAAATTCATTTAGGCTAGGATTCTTTTCTTTAGACCCCAAAGAAGGGCAAAATCCGATGGAAGTAATTGCGAAGGATCAGAGACTTGCTTTTTTAAAAAAGCAGATCACTGCAACAGGGGTCCCGAGTGCAACACAAGAAAATCATCTACATTATAGAATTATAAATATGGATAAAAAAGCAGAAACAGATCCAACCGGAACATATGGTTTATCCAAAAAGGAAAAAACCAAAGACGCATATCATTTTTTTATTGTTTATGGTGAAGCCGCCGATCCGGCCAGTCTTCGACTCAAAATCATAGACGGAAAACCGGATTATAAAGAAACATACAAGAGGGATTTGGATGCTGGCATATATCATTTATATTTGGGGAGAGATAGAGGGTTAGTAAAGAATATTTCTTTTGCAAAGACCGATCAGGAATATTTAAGAGAGCAAAGATTTACACAAGAGTCCGAAGTCAACCCTTATGCGATTTTATCCAACGTTTTTGATGTCACTATCCAGATGTACGGAAATACTTTGTTTTATCCAGGTCAGAGAGTATTTATTTATCCGAGCGGGGGCTTTACAAGCCTCGGAAGGCCCTGGATCGAGGGTTCTAATGCCAACACTCTTGGCCTGGGAGGATATCATATAGTGACAGAGGTTTCTTCAAAAATAGAAAGTGGAAAATTTGAAACAACACTTAAGGCACGCTGGGAAACTTCGGGCGATGGGATTTCACAAGATCCGTCCGTGAATCAGAGTCGAGGAACAGGAACTGTAGATGCATCTAGAGTCGCCGGAAGCGGAAATCCGCTGTACTCTCCGCAACCTGTAGAACCGGCAACATAAGGGGTGAAAATAAGATGCCAATAGAAATGAACGCGACCAATGAGATGGATTCTTTTCAACTTTTTTTAAGGCGACTATTATACGATCTTGGTGCCTACCCCTCCCAAGTGGCGCCGGCTCTTCCTACGGGGATAAAAAATTATTGGTTTCTAGAAAACACTCTATATGGTAAAGTGGATCCTAATTTTGTTGGAGTAGAACCGCTGGTACAAGGAATGATTCAGCTAGAGGGACAAGAGACTTCTGTATATGTTTTAAATTTTGTTGCAGAAGCTTTTGATAAATTTAAGCAATTTTTCGTTATACCGCTTAGAACGGGAAGACTGGAGGAAGGAACGCCTCTTAGTAAGCCTCTTCCATTTAGGGGCTTCCAGAATGCCGATGAAATTTATAATAATTATTTAAATAAGATGATGTTGAATTTTAATTCAGAGTTTTTGTCTTATTTTAATAGAAGGGATAAAATTTATAACATCAAAGATTATTGTAAATTGTTTTTTGATTTTTTCTTAAATCGCGGAAAGCAAACCTTATTAAGCAAGAGTTCTTTCCTTTTATCTTCGAGGGTCTCTACCTTGTCTTCGGGCTTATCGATAGAAATTGCCGACCTGGATCCCTCCAACGATAAAGATAAAATAGAATTTATAAATTTAACTAATTTTTCTTTTTACAGGGAGGCGGCCATAAATGCAGGATTCTTAATTGACAAGAACATTCCCTGGAGAATGAATATAGACTTATCATCACCAGTTATTGAACAACGGCTTCAATATTCAAAACAAAATAATTTTGGAACTCCGTCAAATGTATTTTCTGATTATTTTAGAACGTCTTCCACCCAGGATTTGGAGTATATAAAATCAGCAATTTTATCTGGCTATAATAGTTTTGCCAATTCAAGGCCCGTGTTTTATACATCCAAGAATTGCAAAAACATCCGACAGCCAATAGCCATGGAAGACTTAGAAAATTCATTGGGCCCCAGATATTGGATTAAAAAATATATTTTAGTTAAGAATAAGGAAAAAAAATATCCCTATACTAAACAAGAAATTGAAAGAATCATAACTAATTCCAACGAGCGCCTCCAGATAGGCGGAGTGAACTCGACCGTAATATACATCAATCGAAAATTTAAGTTACCCTGGATACAGCCAGGATCGCTTGTCTATGAAAGATTAAAAAAAGAATTTCGCGAAACAGGTGATTTTTCCCTTGACAATTTCTCCGAGTATGTTATAATGTTAGTAAAGAAACAACTTAACATGATCTATTAAGCTTTAGGGGATAAATGCTTTTTCAGACACTTGACGACAAAAAAGATTGCGTCGGAATCTATTATGGTGAACTGCTCTTCGATCAGGAGCTACCAGATGACCTGACTCACACATGGTCATACTCGGGATTTCTCAAGGGAAAGGAGATTGAGTATGCAAAACTCTATTGTGGAGGAAAAACCCTCGATATGGTATGTCCAGAGGCCCTGAAAGACCGCTACAAGAGATCCAGTGACAAACTCAGGGCTTTCGTCAAATCTTTTATGACGGCTCGTGTATCGCTCGATGAGAACTGTTTTTTTGATTTAGTGCCTCAAAGATTCCTTGAGGAGTTCTGTCAAGTCAAAAATTATATTTGTGAGCACGTTTTTGAGAATTATGAAAGGCCAAAGAATTATGATTATCTTGTTTCTTTGACTGAAATAGTCGAAGACATAAAATATAGAAGTTTAAACTTGAATCCCAAGAATCTTTCCATGTTTAAGGCAGATCATAGAAAGTTTTCACAAAATTTAAATCAGATTGAACATTCGTGCAAATTTAATATTCACGGAACAAAGACGGGCCGCCTAACAACAGTGCCGAAGAGCTTTCCAATTCTAACTTTAAAGAAAGAGCTTCGCTGTGTGGTCAAGCCTCATAATGATTATTTTGTTGAGCTTGATTTTAACGCTGCGGAGTTACGAACTTTGCTTGCTTTGCAGGGGAAGTCTCAGCCGATCGGCGATATACACGAATGGAACATTAAGAATATATTTCAAGACTCAATAACGAGGGACGAGGCCAAAAAAAGAATTTTCGCATGGTTATATAATCCCGAGAGCGAGGACCACCGGTGCGAGCATACATATAACAGGGAGTCGGTGGTACAAAAGTACTTCACACAGGGCCAAGTGAAAACCTTTTGGGACAAGGTGATCCCGTCAGAGGAGAGAACCGCATTGAATTACATTATTCAATCAACATGTGCCGAAAATGTTCTGAGACAAATGATTAAAGTATCTAATTACCTAAAAGGATGTAAATCATATGTTGCTTTCCCGATCCATGATTCTATTGTACTTGACCTTTCTAAAGAAGACAAAGAAAAATTGCCAGAAATCATAGATATTTTTTCTAATACGGCCCTTGGTAAATTTATGGTGAATGTCAGAGTAGGTCAAAATTTTGGCCAACTAGAGAAACTGGGGGTATAATTTGAATATCATAGGTCTAGGGGATGCTGGGTGTAATATTGCAGATGCTTTTAATCAATATCCTCAGTATAAAATATTTAAAATAAATGTTGACATCGAGGGAAAAGGGTGCTATAATGTATTAAAGTGTCAGACAGCAGAGGAATACGAGAACGTGGATCTCCCAAAAATCAAAACATTTTTCAAGGGAACAAAGGGAGAGACCCTTTTTATTATTGGAGGTTCAGGAAAAATATCTTGTGCTTCTTTAAAAATATTGGAACACATTAGGCATTTGCCAATTTCTGTTCTTTATATTAAACCAGACATGATGTTGCTCAATAAAGTACAAAAAATGCGTGAAAGACTCGTTTTTGGTGTGATGCAAGAGTACGCACGATCTGGAGTTTTTGAGAAGATGTATATAGTTTCAAATACCGAACTTGATTCTGTTGTGGGGAGTGCCCCGATTATCGGATATCACGATAAGTTAAATGAAGTTTTAGTTTCAACGATCCATATGATAAATGTATTCCAGAATACAAAACCAGTAATTGGCAAAATCGGGAAACCCAAGGAAACACACCGCATATTAACGATCGGCCTTTTCGACGCGGAAAAAAATGAAGAAAAAATGTTTTTTTCCCTTGACAAAGCCCGCGAAAGATGTTATATTTATAGTATAAACGAAGATAAGTTAAGAACCGATAGCGATTTATTCAACAAGCTGAAAAAGCAAGTGAAATCAAAAACAACAGAAGATCTCAATATAACATACGCTGTGTATTCAACCAATTACGACTATGATCTCGGCTATGTTATAGAAAGAACACCAAACATCCAATTACAGGAAATAAATTGAAAGCACATTCAGGAACATTTAGGAAAATAGACGGAAGTCTACGAACAATGAGATTTATAACACTGGACAACCTTCCAGAAGGATTTTTTATCTCTCAAACAAAGGGCACCGGCAAGAAGAGAACTCTTGCAGAGGGGAGCAATCTTGTTTGGGATTTGGATAAACAAGGATTTCGTGTTTTTAACAGAAACACGATTATAGGGGAGATTGAGGATTTCAATATTGAAAGTCTTGAGAACTTCGAACTCATTAGTAATTTTGAGTAAACAACAAAACAAACTAGCAAGACGAGAGATTTGTCGTCTTGACTTTAGCCAATGGCACAATTTCAATAATAAAAGGAGAAAATTAACATGGCACTAGATATTGCAAAAATTCGAGCAAGGCTCGATAGCGTTAAAAACAACGGGAAAGCAGGAGGGTCTTTTTGGCGTCCAAAAGACGGCACACAGACAATCCGCATCGTTCCAACTGCTGACGGCGATCCCTTTAAGGATTATTGGTTCCACTATAACTTGGGCCCAGATCAACGAGGAGGCCTTCTCTGTCCTAAGAAAAATCACGGGGAAGGATGTCCCATCTGTGATTTTAAGGATCGACTCTGGAAGGAATTTAATGGGAATCAGGATCCTGATACCATGAAACTCGCTAAGGACTTGAGCCCTCGTCAGCGCTTCTTCTCACCCGTAATGGTTCGTGGTGAAGAGGCAGAAGGAATTCGTATCTGGGGCTATGGTAAAGAAGCCTATACTTCCCTCCTCAACTTGGTTTTGAATCCCGAGTATGGTGATATTACTGCGATCGATGACGGAACCGATCTTACTATGACCTACGGGAAGCCGCCGGGAGCACAGTTCCCCAAGACCACTTTGACACCGCGTCGACGAACCTCTCCGCTTTGTGATGAAGCAGTGGGAGGAGATGAGGAGTGCACTCGACTTATGGATAATATCCCTAACATCGATGGTCTCTTCCCCAAAAAGACGCTTGAAGAAGTTCAAGCAGCTTTGGACGGATTTATTAATTCTCTGGAAGGCACGAGCGATGAATCCGATTCTTTCACTCCTCCTACTCCATCGAATACAACTCCTGATGTTGTTGCTGCATTCAATGAGTTAACTGGAAACTAACAATCCCCCCCACCGTTTGGGGGCACGCGGTTTAAAATAAGTGCTCCCATTTTTATTTCGAGGGATTAATTTATGGCAAGAAAACCAACACCAACCGGCAAACTTTCAATGTCTGAGATGCGGAAGCTTATCAACAAGAAGGCCGGAATGAATGTCGCCCACGACCTCAATGAGGCAAACCCGACAGAGGTTACCCAGTGGATTCCTACCGGCTCACGTTGGCTTGATTCCATTATCTGCCGAGGGCAGTTGTCTGGGATCCCCGTAGGAAAAGTTACGGAAATCGCAGGCTTAGAGGCAACTGGCAAATCCTATATGGCAGCACAAATCGCCGCCAATGCTCAAAAGATGGACATGGATGTTGTTTATTTCGATTCAGAATCTGCCATCGATCCAAAATTTCTTATAAATGCCGGGTGTGACTTAGGAAGACTTCTATATATCCAGGCCCAGTCCGTAGAATTTGTTCTCGAAACTATCGAAGAGCTACTCGGATCCAAAAATCAGATTCTTTTTATCTGGGATTCGCTGGCACTAACACCGGCCATTAGTGAGGTCCAAGGCAGCTTTGATCCGATGTCGCAAATGGCTATGAAGGCTCGCATTCTTGCGAGGGCTATGTCAAAGTTGGCCCTACCCATCGCAAATGCCAAAGCAACATTCCTCGTTCTAAATCAATTAAAGACGAATATTACTCGCATTGCGTCAGAGGCGATGACCACCCCATATGTAACTCCCGGCGGGAAAGCTATGATTTATGCTTATTCTCTCCGCATTTGGCTAACAGGCCGCAAAGCCAAGGCAAGTTTTGTTCTTGATGACAACGGCTTTCGCATTGGCTCGGAAGTCAAGGTAAAACTTGAAAAGTCCCGATTTGGAACTTCGGGCAGACGCTGTAATTTCCGCATCCTTTGGGGCGGCGATGATGTCGCCATTCAAGATGACGAGTCGCTCTTCGACGCGATAAAGGGATCGGATAATATCATCCAGTCAGGTGCTTGGTATACCATGATTTTCGAAGATGGCTCAACTGAAAAGTTTCAGGCAACGAAGTGGGTCGAGAAAATGCAAGATGATAAGTTTCGGAAAAGAGTCTATCAGATCATCGATGAAGAGGTAATTTATAAATTTGATAATCGACAAGGAAAAGCAGAAGATTTTTACGAAGTCGAAGAGTAGGTCAAAATGAAGAGAGTAATGGTCATCGATGCCCTGAATGCATATTTCAGGGCATATATTGTTAACCCCAGTCTATCCAAAAATGGCCAGCCGATCGGAGGATATAAAGGTTTCCTCGGGATCTTACAGAAGCTTTGCCGAGAGATGAAGCCTGATGAAATTATTATAGCTTGGGACGGGGCTGGTGGTTCCCTGCGAAGAAAGCAGATTAACTCGAACTATAAGGAGGGGCGCAAGCCCATCCGACTCAACCGCGATGTCCGTGTCCTTACTAAAGATGAGGAGATGCAAAATAAAGTTTGGCAGCAATACCGGCTCATGGAGATACTAAACTTTATGCCAGTTATTCAATTGATGGCAGACTGTGTTGAAGCGGACGACATTATCTCGTTTATCTCGCAGTCTCCACGGTATAAGGGATGGCAGAAGGTGATCATATCCAGCGACAAAGATTTCTTCCAATTGTGTGATGATGAGACGGTTCTTTATCGACCAATTCAAAAGAAATTCATGAACAAGCCAAGGCTCCTGGAAGAGTTTAAAATTCACCCAACGAATTTTGCCTTAGCTCGCGCCATGGCAGGCGATTCAAGCGACAACCTTCCGGGAGTTAAGGGAGTCGGCCTCGGAACCATTTCTAAGCGCCTCCCATTTTTCGCGGAGGAGAAGTCCGTGACTATTCCAGCACTCATAGAGTTCTGCGAGAACGACAATACAGGATTGAAGGCCTTCTCTTCAATCTGTGAAGCAGAAGAAATTATAACAGAAAATTATAAAATCATGCAACTCTACTCCCCGTCTATGTCAATTAATGACAAAAGCAGGGTAAAGCACACTCTTGATAATTTCGAGCCAGAGTTTAACAAGACAGAAGTGATTAAACGCATGGCCGAAGATGGCTTTGGAAACTGGGATACATCAGACCTGTTTTCTACTTTCAAAAGAATATCAAGTAAGGCTTGACAAGACGAATCTTAGGTGTTATAATAAAATAATGGGGGGGAATAATGCCGAAGGAAGACTTTAGCCAATACGGCAAAGACTTTCAAGAAAGCTTGTGTCATTTGATTTTGGTTGATAGACCATTCGCAGATCAAATGTTCGAGGTTTTAAATATTAATTTTCTGGAGCTTAAATATCTCCAGGTTTTTGTGCAGTTGGTCAAAAAATATAGAGAGAAGTATTCTGTCCACCCGACAGAAAAGATTATGACATCTATTCTGAGAACAGAATTAGAAGAACATAACGACTCTGTTAAGCAACAAATTAGAAACTTCTTCGCACGAATATCTAAAACACAGATAGAAGATTCTGAATATATTATTGAAACTTCTCTCGATTTTTGCCGCAAACAAAAGTTAAAAGAGGCAATGCTGAAATCTGTTCGACTTCTTAAGACTTCTTCTTTTGATGAAATTTCTCAGGTTATCAACGATGCCCTAAAGCTCGGTTCAGATTCTAACTTTGGTCATGACTATGTAAAAGACTTTGAGCAGCGGTTTTTATTCAAGTCTCGAAACCCCACTCCGACTGGTTGGCCAGAAATTGATACCATAACTCACCAAGGGTTGGGAGAGGGAGAACTTGGAGTGGTGATCGCCCCAACTGGAGCCGGGAAAAGTATGGCACTTGTTCATCTCGGAGCAGAAGCCCTAAAGGCTGGTAGAAATGTGGTGTATTATACTCTCGAATTGGCAGATACAGTTGTGGGATCCAGATTTGATAGCTGTATAACAAATGTACCCCTTAACGATCTTGGCTCTTTCAAAGAAGAGATTTATGAAAAGGTCCAAATGTTAAACGGAAAGCTTGTTATCAAGGAATATCCGACAAAATCCGCCAGTGTGAACACACTAAAAAATCACCTCGAAAAATTAATAAATCGCGGCTTTAAACCCGATGTGATACTGGTAGATTACGGGGATCTTTTGCGCCCAATTTCCACATTAAAAGAGAAAAGGCATGAGTTGGAGACTATTTATGAACAGCTACGAGCACTGGCGCAAATACACAATTGTTGTGTATGGACCGCATCCCAAACGAATCGTTCTGGATTAAATGCCGAAGTTATTACAATGGAATCCATAAGTGAGGCTTTTAATAAGTGTTTTGTCGCAGACTTTATTTTTTCAATATCCAGAACGTCGGAAGACAAATTGAGTAATTCCGGCCGCATCTTTATCGCTAAAAATAGAAATGGCATGGATGGAATCATCTATCCGATCTATATGGATACAGCAAATGTCACAATAAGAGTTGAATCCTCAACGGGTGAGACCATTGGAGACGTTAAAAAAGAAGCTAAGAAAAGACAAGAAAAGAAATTGGTCACATTATATAAAAAAGTAAAAAACGGGGGAAAGTAATTAATGTCAATCAACGCACTACAAGAATATACGAGAATAGCAAAATATGCAAAGTATTTGCCAGAATTAAAAAGACGAGAGACTTGGAAAGAACAGGTTACCCGAGTTTTTGATATGCACCGAGAAAGATTCAAGGACAATGACGAAATTATGTCTCTTATTGGCGAAGCCGAAACATCGGTTCACAAGAAAGAGGTACTGGGCTCTCAAAGAATTCTTCAATTCGGAGGAGATCCAATCTTTAAGCACAATGCACGTGTATACAATTGCGGCTTTGGTCACATCAACCGCACCAGAGCTTTTCAAGAACTGATGTATCTTCTTTTGTGTGGTTGTGGTATTGGCTTTTCTATTCAAAAGCACCACGTTGCCTCCCTTCCTCCCGTTAGTCGCCCGGATGGCACAACGGGCGCCCAAGTTTTTGTCGTTCCAGATTCTATTGAGGGCTGGGCAGATGCTATTGGTGTGTTGGTGACAAGCTACTTCGGCGGAAATCAAGAGTTTGATGAATACATTGGACACAGGGTTATTTTCGATTATTCAGAAGTGCGACCAGCGGGAGCACCTTTGAGTTCCGGCGCAAAGGCACCCGGCCCGGACGGACTGAAGAGGTCTATTGAGAAGATCCGACAAGTGTTTGAGACACGCCTCGGAGATAGCAACCATATCCGCATGCGGCCCATAGATGTTTATGATATTATTATGCACGCCGCCGATGCAGTCATTTCAGGTGGTGTCAGGCGATCTGCAACTATTGCACTCTTTTCACCCGATGATGAAGAGATGGCCAGAGCAAAGACGGGTAACTGGTTTGTTGAAAACCCTCAGCGAGGAAGATCAAACAACAGTGCTCTTCTTATCCGCGATCAAACCACAAAGGCAGAGTTTAATCAGTTGATGGAGTGGGTGCGAGAATTTGGAGAACCGGCCTTTGTGTGGGCCGAGAGTACAGAGATGGGATTTAACCCCTGTGTCGAAATTGGCCTTTATCCAGTTGATGTGGAGACAGGCAAACCTGGATGGCAGTTTTGTAACTTGGCCGAGATTAATGGGAAGAAGGCAAATACTCCAGAGAACTTTTATAAAGCTTGTCGAGCGGCTGCCATAATTGGAACACTTCAATCTTCCTATACGAGCTTTCCGTACTTAGGGGAGACAACCGAGAAGATAACAAAAAGGGAAGCGTTGCTCGGCGTCTCTATCACTGGCATGATGGATAATGCCGAACTTCTATTTGACCCACAGGTTCAAAGAAATGGTGCCAAGATCGTTAAAGAAGTTAATAAGTATGTCGCTTCAATAATCGGGATTAACCAAGCGGCAAGAACGACTTGTGTAAAGCCGGCAGGATCAACAAGTTGCATCTTGGGCACCGCCAGCGGAATTCACCCCCATCATGCAAAGAGATATTTCCGAAGAGTACAGGCAAATAAACAAGAGAACCCAGTTCAACATTTTAAAAAATATAATCCCCGAGCCGTTGAAGTTTCGGTGTGGGATCCAAACGAAGTCACAGAAGTTATTACTTTTCTTTGTGAAGTTCCAGTTGGAGCTAAGACAAAGAATCAAATTGATGCACTAAAGTTGTTGGAAAGTGTGAAGTTAACACAGCAGAATTGGGTTCGTTATGGAATCAATAAAGATCTTTGTACACAACCATGGTTGAGCCACAATGTTTCCAACACAATTCATGTCAAAGAAGATGAGTGGGATGAAATTGCAGACTATATTTATAAAAACAGAAAATACTTCGCAGGGATCTCCCTGATTCCATGTTCTGGAGATAAAGATTATCCACAGGCTCCATTTTGTGCCGTACCTTACCCTAACGATATCCTTCGTGAATACGGCGCAGGTTCTTTTTTTGCTTCTGGGATCATCGAAAAGGGCATCGCAGCCTTTGACCACGATCTTTGGGCCGCAAGCGATTGTTTGCTAGGAATTGGAGAGCCGCTTGATCAGGTTACTCCCGTCAAGCGAGACTGGGCCACCGCCGCCATCAAGTTCGCCCATAGTCATTTTGAGGGAAATGTTAGAAAGATGACTTATTGTTTAAAAGACGTTTATAACCTAAAGCGATGGGAAAAGCTTTCTCAAGAGTATGGAGACGTTGATTGGACAACAATGTGTGAAGAGGAGAATAATGTACACTTTGAAGCAGACTCGGCCTGTGCCGGCGGTGCATGCGAATTGCCAATTGAATATTTAGAAGCACTTAGAGAATCGAAAAATATAATGCACCTGGAGGAAACATGAAATTTGAACCCTGTAACCGATATCTACTTATAGAAAAATCATCAGCCGCAAAAGAAGAAAGTCTTATAGCTCTTCCTGATAATTTTAAAACAAAGGAAAAATATGAAAGAGTAAAAATATTATTAATAGCGTCAGATGTGAGGCCGCCCATCTCACCAGGACAACAAGTGGTCGTTTTGGCACATATGATCGAAGAGGTTGATTTTGGCGAAGGTAAAGTCTATTTAGTGTTAGAAAATCACGTTGTAGGTGTACTAAAGGAATAAATACAAATGAAACTGACAGATAAACAATTTTTGAACTTACTCAAAGATCTTATTAGAGAGGAAGTGGGCGATAGGGAGGTTCTTTTAGAAGCCCCGAAGAAAAAGAAAACCATTCGCGAAAAAACGAGTGCACGTGAAAAGACTAGACAAACATGAATATAAATATGAAATGATCGTTATTGGAGGGGGGCTAAATGCTCTTCTATTCTCTTATTATAATAACTATCCTTGTATTTTTTGTAAACCTCTTGTCCCCTTTATTTTTGACATGTGTAACGAGGGGTACGACTTCTCTTTTCTGGGCCTACATCCTGGCGCCAGCAAGGCGATCGTCTGGCAAAGATTAATAATTTCCCTCTCTCTTGCAGGCCTTCTGCCGATGGGAGACAAAGTTGTATCATTGGGTGTTCAAAAAGATAAATTAAAAGCTTCAACCCATAATTCTAGGCTCGGGAGGTTTGAATTTAATAAACTCATAATCTTTGATGATAAAGATATCAGAGGTTTGCCAAAAGTAAAGGAACAGCAGTTTGGAAAGTGCAGAGTTATTGATTGGTTTCATGTTCGCTCTGGTATGGAGCATGATCATAATTTATTTGAGACCGAAGACAACTTCATTCAGAAGGTTATTTTTCACCCCTCAGACAGATTCGGAAATCAAACGTCGGGGAGACTTAGAAAAGACCTTGTGGCGATATCATATCTTGATGAGAACCAGATAGACGATTTTGACTACTCCGACACAATGGCAAAGTTTAAAATCACACAGATGATGAAAGATGCAGGAATCAAGGGTGCTCGGAACGGCAGAGACACTTACAACCCCAATATTTATAGATACTATTCTCCCAAGATAGAAGCGGTAGAGAGACAAATAATTCCAGATATTAAAAACTTTTACCACAAGGATGAAAGATTTGAATTTCGCTATGAAACTCCGGAAGAAATTATTGAAAAGTTTAGTCGCCATCCAGAAACTTACGCATCAAAAATTGCCAACTTAATAAATCGCGCGAACTATTTATAGATATGAAATCCTTATTCGAAAATTTCCGGCGCTGGTCCACACTAGATAGGACACAACTTCTTATAGAGGGAATTCTTGATGATGTTAAAAAAAAATATCCAGACATTAACGCAGATGTAATAACGACTCTTTCCAATAAAGATCCTTCCGGCAGAAATAAATATTTAATGTGGATGGCCAACCAACTTTACACACGATTAGTTGTTATGGCTAAAGAAGCCGCAGCGACTGTCGCACCACAGGATATCCCGATATATGGTGACACTCTTGGGACACCTGCTATGTTTCGCCGGCGCTACCGCATCCACTATAGCGCGGCAAAAGAGATAATAAGAGAAATAAAAAAGTTTCACGAAAACAGGCAGAGAATAAAAAACACGGATCTTGGCTCTTATAAAACCTTAGAAGATTTGAAAAAAGTTAATAGAGATCTGGGATTCACCGACAAACAAAAGAGAAAAAAGAAACGCGAAGCTGCAAGAGCCGGATCAAGTATCATTTTTCAAAATGATGATTTCTTTATGGTGAGGCCAACCACACAAAAGGCATCGTGCTACTACGGACGGGGTGCACCATGGTGCATTTCCAGACAGGGCAGTAATTATTTTCACCAATATACCAAAGAAGGTAAGGCTTTCTATATGATTTTGCTGAGAAATCTTGATGCCCACGATACGGGGCAGCACATTGTAATAGTTTACAATTCGGAGCAAACAAGTACAAACCCTTCCGAAATATGGAATTTTGACAATAAGGAAATCGGATCCGTGGCTTTTTTTCGTCACATTACCAAAAACATTTTGGCCGGCCATGTTTCTGATTATGAAAGATTTTATGAAGAATATAAAACATTCTCTGGTCAGCCATCAGAAAAAATAACACCCGAAATTAAAAAAGTATCGGAAGCCATACTCGAAAATAAGGACTCCTTCAGCGGCCCAATATCGAAAGAGGAATTAAAAACATACGACCCAGTAGATCTTGCAAACGCGATGATAAATGAATTTGAACAAGCCTATGAGACACTGGAGACTTCCGCATTTGAGAATAATTACGAAAACCCAGCAGATCCAGGCGAGGTCAACCTAGCAATTTACAATAATATCTTGGCTGAATATGAAGATAGTTTGCATGCTGTCAGTGTAGATTTAAATCTCGACAGTGAGGATCCGGAGAATATGCACTATTCCGCCGCAATGGGTTGGCCACTTCCCGACGATCTCAAATATGCATTAGACGACGACGGGGTTGCATACGATTTTGGAGACTGGCAAAATGAAATTGAAGAAATCTTCAAAGCAGCCGGAGAAGATAGAGGGATTGATCCAGATACAATAGATAGCAATGATTATAGGCAGGATCCAGTCGTTCGCTTTGACTTTTACCCAAAAATTGATGAATTGAACCATTCCGATGGATTTAGGGATTTCCTAATAAGAATTTCAGATTATGATGGGAAACATGATGAGGTTCTCCAGCTTTCGTTGCAAATGATGGAAGAGAAGGGAATTATTCGTTCCGACGAATCCGACGCCGCGCTCGCCGAAAATGCTTCTTACGGAAAGTTATGTGAAAGCTGGAAGGGGTGGACGAAGAGATGAAACTCCTTATGGAAAACTGGCGAGAATATCTTAAAGAAGAAGCCATTGATGAAGTTTGGAATCCTTTTGGTAGACGAGACATCGACATCGGACCCCCAAGAGAGAAAAGGAATAAGAAGGAAGCTCAGATAAGCGGGGAAGACTTTAAACTCTCCGAAGAGGTCCTTGAATTCGCAAACGGTCTTATCTGCGTATTAAGTCTCCATGGAGAGGCCGGCGATACCGGAAGACAGGCCGGTTTCCCCGATCGTGACTGTCACAAGTATCAGAAATTTGGTACTTCTCGGTGGCAGGACGACGACACATTCTATATCAGGAGTCCTTACCGAGACATACCCCATGAAAACGAGACATTATCTGATATGCTAGAAAGAGCAATAAGATTCTACGAAGGGCACCTGGAACCACTTTTAACTAAGTTAATAATCGCGCGAGCACAAATAGAAAATTATGGCAAACGATTTCCAAAAGAACTGGGACGCACCGGGAAAGCTCACGACCGCCTCTCAAAATCAATCGGAGCACTCGAACAGCACCGAAACGCTCTTTTGGGATTATACAAGAGGTTGCATGGTGTGGCAGGTTTGCCAAAATATACACCAAAACCTGGGATATACGATCTCCAAAAATTGAGGAAGCATGCACTCGCCGAAAATGCTTCTTACGGAAAGCTGTGTGAAAG